TGGAGACCTACAATTAATGAGGCAAGAAATAAAATAAACAATAATTAGTAGTGTTACTATGGAGAATAAGTCATGAAACTTGAACACGTACGCGCTTTAAATCAAATTCTAGATGCAACTTTTGGCACTCAGTCTATGTCTAATGCAGGTCATGCTGTCAGACATAAATTACTTACTGGTGTTAAAGGTGAAACTAAGTTAGAAATTAGATTTGAATCTATTTGTAATTGGAACCCACGTATTGGTATGGATATGCAGAAAAAAGAATTAGATGCACAATCTATTAAAGCAATCAATGAAAAAATTAAAGATTGCAAAAAAGAATTTAGAGAGATAACTGGTGTAACTTTAAAAATTACAGCTGATCCTATTCAAGATGCTATTGTCGAACATATTTCACATAATCCATCTTTAATTAGGGCCAAGTATTATCGTTGTAACACTTATGTTATAAATTTATCACAATTTGATTAAAATATGAGTACACATAAACAGAAGCAAATAGCAGAAATTATAAAATGTGGAAAGAATCCAGATTATTTTTTTAACAAATATGTTAAAATTCAACATCCGGAAAGAGGATCTATACCATTTAAAACCTATGATTTTCAAAATGATTGTGTTGATGCATTTAGGGAGCATAGGTTTAATATAGTTTTAAAAAGCCGGCAGTTAGGTTTATCTACTATAGCTGCGGGTTATGTTGCATGGTTAGCTGTTTTTCACAAAGATAAAAATATATTGATTATTGCTACTAAACTTAGTGTAGCACAAAACTTTATAAAAAAAGTCAAATTTATAATAAAGTCAATGCCTAATTGGCTTTTGCTGCCTGAGATATCTGGAAACAATAAACAAACAATAGAGTTTTCTAATGGATCAGTTATCAAAGCTGTGCCAACTTCTGATGATGCTGGTCGTTCGGAAGCTTTGTCTTTGCTAATAGTAGATGAAGCTGCGTTTGTAAGAAACTTTGATACTATATGGACTGGTTTATATCCAACGCTGTCAACTGGTGGTAGTGCAATTATACTTTCAACTCCAAACGGTGTTGGTGGTCAATATTATGATTTATGGATTGGTGCAACAAATAAAACAAATGTTTTTAATCCAATAAAATTAATGTGGGACGTGCATCCTGATCGGGATGATGAATGGTTTGAAAATGAAACCAGGAACATGACGCAGAAACAAATTGCGCAAGAGCTATTATGCGATTTTCAATCTTCTGGTGAAACTTTTATAAGGCCAGAAGATATAGAATATATGTTAAGCTGGATAAAACCGCCTATTGAAAAATGGGGTCCAGATAACAATGTTTGGGTATGGAAATATTCTTTATCGGAAAAAAAATATATCATTAGTGCGGATGTAAGTAGAGGTGATTCTAAAGATTTTTCTACTTTTCATGTAATTGACACAGAAAACAGTGAAATAGTTTGCGAATACAGGGGTTTAGCACCACCCGATCAATTTGCGCAAATTTTAGCAGAAGCCGGGAAAAGATACAATAATGCTTTAATATGCCCTGAAAACAATTCTTATGGTTATGCTTTGATTATGAAGATGGTTGAATTAGATTACAAGAATATGTATTACGCATCTGAAAAAGATAGATATGCAGCATTATATGGGTCAGTGGATATAGGAAAAATAGGTTTTCAAACTAACTCAAAAACTAGGCCGCAAATCTTAACAAAACTAGAAGAAGTACTGCGTACAAAACAAATTAAAGTATATTCAGAAAGGTTGTATGAAGAATTAAAAACTTTTGTATGGGTTGGTAAAAAAGCGCAAGCAAGAAAAGGTTGTCATGATGACTTAGTCATGGCACTAGCTATTGGTGTGTGGTTGTATGATACATCACCACAGTTATCGAAACAAGGGTTTGATGTAAATAAAGCAATGTTAGGTGCTTTTTCTGTTAACTCTGTGAAGTTTAATGATACAATATTAGACCAGGAAAATAAAAACACTACTGATGTCAAAGATTCTAATGGCAGACATGTAAGAATTGTAAAAGATCCAAGGTTATCTAATAAAGATGATGATGAATTTAACTGGTTGCTATAAAAAATAATAGTGTAGTATAATTATATGTGAGGGTTATTATGGCGGAAGAAACACTATTCAACAGATTAACGAAGCTTTTCAGATCTGGGCCTACAATTAAAAGAAAGGTTAGGACATATACTAAAGCAGATAAAAATGCTAGCTCGGCTGTTGAGTTATTTAAAAAACATCACTCTGATGTTTATAACACTACATTAAGTGCTTATGGCACATTCGATAGAATGGCTAGATATAGTGATTTTTCAGAAATGGAAAGTACGCCAGAACTAGCCTCAGCTCTTGACATATATGCAGAAGAGACTGTTTCACAAGATGCTGAAGGAAGAGTTTTGCACATATATTCTGACAATAGAATAGTGAAAGAATTATTAGAAACACTTTTTTACGATACTCTTAACATTGATTTTAACCTGGTTATGTGGGTTAGAAACTTGTGTAAGTATGGTGACTTCTTTCTTTTTAATGATGTGCATCCGGAATACGGCGTTATTAATGCATATCCTATACCTATAACTGAAATCGAGCGTGAAGAAGGTTATGATGCAGATGATCCTTCAGCTGTTAGGTTTAGATGGATAACACAAGGCAATCAGACTTTAGAAAACTGGCAGATTACACATTTTAGGCTTTTGGGAAATGATGCATTTTTACCATATGGGTCATCTGTGCTGGAATCAGCTCGTAGAATATGGCGACAGCTTATATTAATAGAAGACGCTATGTTAGTATATCGTGTAATCAGGGCGCCTGAAAGACGTGTTTTTTATATTGATGTTGGTAATGTGCCGCCAGAAGATATAGCAACATACGTAGAGCAAGCAAAAACTAGTTTAAAAAGAGACTCTGTTGTTAACAAAACAACTGGCCAAGTAGATTTAAGATATAATCCAATGGCTGTCGATGAAGATTACTTTATCCCAGTAAGAGGTGGTGATTCTGGTACTAGGATTGATAATTTGGCTGGTGGGCAAAATGCTTCTGCCATTGAAGATGTACAATACGTGCAGAAAAAACTGTTTGCTGCGCTTAAGATACCAAAAGCTTATTTAGGGTATGATGAAGACACAGGTGCTAAAGCGACATTGGCACAAGAAGATGTTAGATTTAGTAGAACAATTCAGCGTATTCAGAAAACTGTTATTGCTGAGTTAAATAAGCTAGCCATGATACACTTGTATTCGCATGGGTTTGAAGGTGAAGAGTTGTTAAACTTTTCATTAAGTTTGTCTAATCCATCTTCTTTAGCACAACAACAAAAGCTTGAATTAATTAAGACTAAGTTTGATATTGCTGGAAGTGCACCTGAAGGAATGGTGTCAAAAACATGGTTATATAAAAATGTTTTTTCATTTACTAAAAACCAAATTGAATTAATTCAAAAGCAAAAAATGAAAGAGAAATTAGATGATGCTGCATTAGAAGCTGCTGGGAGTGCTGGTGGAGAGGAAGGTGGTGATGCTGGTGGAGACGCTGGTGGAATGGGTGGTTTGTTTAGCGGAGACAAACCTGAGGGACCATTGCTTAATAATTTAGCTGCAGACAATTTTAGAGAGTCGGAAGCTGTTGTTGGTGATCTAATAGATGAAGATGAAGACGAAGATATCGATTTTGTATATGATAAAATAGACAACTATAAAATACAGCCGGAAAAATCTGTTAAGAAAAATGTTTTTGGTGAACCATTAAAAACTAGTCGCAAAAGAGAAAAGAAAGAAACTTTGTCACCGGGTAAACTATCCGGGATGAACATGGTTAGTGTAACTAGTAACAGAAACACAACAAAAGAGTTTTTAAAAAATCCTTTTGGTAACATATATGGAGAAAATTTGCGTTTAGCAGATTCAATTTTAGGTTTTGATCAAGAAGAAGAGGAAGAAGATACATATATAGGTTATAGACCAGTTATGGATTATTCTATACAAAGAATGTTTGAGAAAATGAATTCTAAGTTTGGTGTTAAGAAGTTAATAAAAGAAAATAAAGATGAAGAGTTTGAAATAGATATTGATTTGGAGGATCAGGATGACTAAAAAATCCCACAACAAAAAACGAAATGTCGGGATTGTCTACGAACAACTAGTGTATACACTTAGCAAAGCATTAGTCGAAGATAATTTTATAACGGCAAATAACACAAAAAAAATTATTAAAAAATTTTTTAAACCAGGTACTGAACTTTATAAAGAACATAAATTATTTAAAGCTTTGGTCAATGTTGAAATAAAAGATGGCAGTTTAGCAACAAAGATCTTAGAAGAAGCAAAATATGCCAGTAAGAATTTTAATGCTAGTTTACTTAATAAAGAAAAATCAAGATTGATAAAAGAAATTAATTACACTTTGGGTAAAGAAGTATATAGCAGTAAGTTGTCTCAATACAAAAAGTTTGCCACAGTCCAATCAACTTTAGATATGTGGAGAACAAAAAACCCTGATATATCTAAATTAGCATTGTACGAGTCCAAATGCCATGATATTCTCATGGAAGCTAAGGTTGAAACTGATTTAGAAACTTTGAAAACACCGGAAGCGGAAACGTTAGTTGTTAAAATTATGACAGAAAAGTTTAACCAAAAATACAAAAATTTAGATGATACTCAAAAAATGTTGATTAAAGAATATGTATTTTTCCAATCAGGTCAAAAAAATAGTTTTTTACATGCTATTAAAAATATTAAGCAGAAAACGCTTAACGAAATATCTAGATACAATGTTTCTAGTACTAATAAGTTTGTTAATACTAAGTTAAATGA